CCTTGCGGCGTATCGCTTCTGTAATGGCGTGGGTGTTAACCCATACCGCCATGTTGTTCTTGTTAGAGAACGTAAGGAACTCTGATGCTGCCTCGTAGTGGTACTCGTGAGTAGACATCTGTGCTGATGCCTTGCCCATGGTAATCTTCAGCGAGTTGTATGGGTCAATGAGGAAGCCATCGTACTTCTCCTGGCGTATCAGTTTCTCTGCGAACACAATGAGGTCTGTGTAACTATACACTTGCTCGTTACTGATGATGGTGAAGTGTTCGTTGACCCACTTGAAGGAAGCGACTCTCTCCTCATAGTGCATCTCATCGATGCGAACATCTACCAAGAACTCCATCAACCTCATCTTAACAGCGGCCGTCTTGTTCTCTGAGGAGTAGATTATCCAGCGCCACCCGTGCAGTACCGATGCGGTTACCATAAGGTACAGCGCCATGGTTGTCTTACCCACGTTGCTATGCCCGTTGATGATGGTGAACTCACGCTTGAACAGGAAGTACTGGTCCAACTCGGGCATGCCCGTTGACAATCCCTTGGGTATCTCTCCCTTGGCGAATCGCTCAATCCAAGATTGGTCGCTGTCGTCAGAGGAGATGAACGACATGTCGCCATCAAGGATGAGCATCTCTCTCTTGATACGTTGCTCATCATCAATGACCTCACGTATGGGCATCATCCGCCCCTGTGATATGCCGTCCGCAATGGTTCTCTTTGCTAACTCAAGGTCTTCAACATCTCTGTTGCTTATCTCTCGTAGCATAATGCGCATAGCCTCGTCCTCCTCCATGCGACCGGCTGCGATGTATCCACCACACAAGATGGCTGCACGTAGTAGGGTGAAGTGCTTCTCCCCATCGGAAGCCTTTCGTATCATGTGCGCTATGATGTCTATCTTCTCATAGTCTGTCTGCACCTTCTTCTGCACCACCTCCTCAACGGGCGTGTTCTCCTTGAGCATGTGACCGAAGGACTTGCTGTCATCACGGATGATGATGTCCGGGTCATAACTTTCAAAGCACGCACGTGATTCATTGACACCAGAGGGGTCAACCTCTAGCCCATACGTCCTGTCAAAGTATACCTGCAATGCACGGAAGTGGTCGCGGTGTCGCTCGGGGTTGGTGATTTTAACAAGAGCCTTGAGGCCGTCGCCCGATGGTGATGTCCAGCAAGCACGTACGAAATCATCCGTACCCAGCAGCGCCTTGTAATCGTTGACATCTATATGGTCAAAGTCAAGGATGATAAGACCGCTGTGTCCTTCAATGTTGTCGTCTCTCCTCCCGGTGAACACACCAGAGAACAGCGCCACGGGTAGTCCTTTCTTTAGCGATGATTCTCCCGAACGTATCTTCTCTATCGTTTGCTTACTGTTGCCGTTTGATATTCTCTCAAGCGCAGTAGATAGCGATACGTAATGTGGCCGTGTCGTGTCCGTGATGGAGGCGAACATGGTAATCTTCTCATCCAAACTCATTGGTGTAATCTTCTTCAAAGTGAACTGATGAAACTCCTATTTCTTTTTGTGATATGATTTCGTATACACGAAGACTCATATAACGTGTGGCACCACGAAGCTGTGCGCCTGCAAACTCTATCGCTTTCTTGTCGCGGTTAAGATGGGCTAAGGTTTTGGCACGAGATACAATCTCCACTCCCGATTGCCTAAACGGCATGGGCTTTTGCTTTCCTCTCCCCGGCTTTAAGTACACGACCTTAACGATATAGTAGTATATCGTTTGGCCTGCCATTACAATAGCGTTTGGTAGTAGTCTATAAAGTCTTTCCTAAACGCTGCTTGTATCAGGTGCTTTGCTTGTGGGCTGATGTTTACCTGGTGGTACTTGGATTTGATTGGCTCCGCGTCGGGCACTGGGTGCGTTACGGGGAACTTAATGTTCCGGCAAATCGTTTCCCAGTTCTCCTCAAAGTTTTCCAACTTACCAACGAAGTTCATGTCAATGTCCAGCCATGACGACTGACAAACCATGGAGCCATGCTTACCCTTGGGTAAATACTGACCATAGAAATCGTACTGCATCATAGACAACAACGCCATAGCCATGGGCCCATCAACAACAGCGACACCATCCTCTCCATCAAGTGGTGGAATCTTGTGGTAGTCATTGAGCATTGCCCACGTGCGCATGTTCTGCGACACCTTACTTGCGAAGTAGTTGTAGTTTATAGCGAACCAATCATACGGATTGCGTACAAAGGTGAACGTATAGTAGGTACGTTGTTCCTCTGTTAAGAACGGCTCCAACTGCGTGCCAGAGAAGTGTCCTCTCGCATCCATGTCTGCGTTAATCCTTGTGGCCTTTGGGTCCAACTCAAGGATAGCCTGCTCAATACGTGCGCCTCCCGTCATAGGGATGCTTACATACAGGCATCTGAATTTGTCTGATACTATCATATCTGTTCTGCTTCAATTACTTTCTGTCTGTTCCACGTTGGGAAGTCATCAACCATAACGATGAGCCTGTACTTGTACCCCGTCAAGTCACTGCTGTCTACCATAAAGTAGTCGTCAAGTATATCCTTGCCGGACTCGTACGTCTGTGCGTACAGTTCATGCATTCGGAAAGGCTTGTCAAGTACATAAGACATATAGTCTTGGTGCCTGTTCCATTGGTGTAGCGCAGTGCAGTGGTTGAGGTCAAATCTCGCAGCGATATCTGCGAATGTCATGTTCGTTCGTGTGCGCATGTATGCCCATATCATAGCCCGACACTCCACTACCCTGCGGTGTCTGCCTCTCTGGTATAGTTCAGCCTCCGGCACCTTGGTTAGGTTGGTGAATATCTCAATGGCCTTGTTGAATACGTGCGCTTCTTCAACGGTCTTGCGTATTCTCTCTCGCACCTGTCTTACTTTTTTTAATTTTCTGTGTGCCATGTGTCAAGTGTTATACTCTTAACTGTTACGTTGTCTTTGATTCTTTGGATGAATAGCCTTGCCTCTTCCTCTGTGCTGAAGTCCTTATGGACTCTCTTCCATTCTCCAATCTTTAGTTTCTCACGAACAAACAAATCATAGTATACCCTCATTTCCCAGGCACACGGAAGTTGTTGTCGTAATATTCTTTAGCCTCCACGTATGTACCATCTGATGAGTGGCCACGTTGGTAGGCGTTGATGATTAGGTTGCGTTCAACCTCTACCCATTCGTCTTTGTTCTTTAAGAACCCAGCGATTACATTCTTCTCATCGCTGTCCAGCATAGTCTTGTTGATGTTTTCAAGACGGCGGAATAACATTTGAATGGGCGTCTTCATCAGTACGTGTCGTATAGGATTGAGTTCTCATCCATCGCATCATCGGGTCCGAAGTATACCCATGCTTCCATCTCGTGGTTGTCATAGCCATCCTCGGTCACGATGAACTTGCGCTTCCTGCGCGTGTACCAATCGGGGTGTCCCTCAAGTAAGTCCAACCTCTGTAGGATAAAGTCACTCACAAGGTAGAGTTCTACCTTCACATTGCTACCTACGTTCGGCTTGTTGATTAAGAAAGGAAGACCCCAATTGCGAATGACCAAGGGGTACTTGTTCTTGGTAATCGCTTCACCTACGAACATCGCATCATGCAACAGCGGATGGTTGCCCTTGCCACGCTTGAGCGTACCGTATACAGCGACAGGGTGTATTAGAATATGGGATTGTTTGGTATGACTACTCTGTCCATCCAGTTTTGTACGCCCTCTTTTGTCCCGGAGAAAACTATCATTCCCCTTCGTGATAACTGCCATTTCTTTTTGCTTTGATTGTAAATTATTTTGTAGTTGTTTGAAATGTTGTTCTTCTTGGTATTCAACTTGCTTTTCTTTGCTTCCATTCTACATACATCTTCGCTGCTACTGCTACCCGTTGTGGCTTGAACTTGTACACTGAACGTAGCCTTGCGTTTGCTATACGCATGAACTGCTCCATGTCTTTCATTACAATAGTGATTCTGCTTTGATTAATACACCAAGCGAAGTATCCTCATCCCCTCCTGGAACACCTATCGCTTCATGCCGTGTGCGACACAAATGCTTTAGGCGTTCCGTTGGTAGGGTGATGAAATACATGATGTCTTTCTCCTCCACTGTCACGTCTTCGTAACGATGGCGCAAACCATGCTCGGAGGCAGCGATAAGAATCCAATAGTCGGCTTCAGTACTCGCGATGCCCGACGGTTTACCACGGCTCTGATATTCTATGTAGAAGTTACCAGTCTTGTGTACGCCGAAGTCCATCTTAACCTCAACCGTTCTGCTTGTCAGCAGTTGGCCGATGATTATCTCGCTCATCAGTCCGATGCGCAAGTCGTACTTGAAGTCGCTATTGTATTCCATTAGAAGGGCAGGTCAGAGGTGGCTGCGCCTGCGTGCTGGTTCGCCTTGCTCTTGCTGTACTTGCTGTTGTCAGCGGAGCGAGGGTTGAATACGGATAAGAAACCGCTTCCGTCATTCTTGATAACGAAGTCAATGTTCACATTGCCAGAGCCTGTGACGTACTTCTTCAACTCATCAAGTTGTTCAACCTTGAATGACAGTGGGTATTTCTTAACGCCCGATTCGTAGGATTTCAACTCTCCTACATAACCAATGTACACATCTTTCTTGTCCATTGCTTTTGATTTAGATTTCCCCTTGTACATAAAACTTGGATGACTCTCTGTTGGCCTCGCAGTAATCTTTGATTACCGAGATAGCCCTGGTCACCTTTCGTTTGCCGGAGTCAAGGGTTTCCTCCGATGCTTTGTATGCGGCTGGCAGGTAGGGGTATGCCTTCTCCTGCGCCACCCAATAGAAGTCTTTGATACCGAACGCGAGAGTGTACAGATAGGCTTGCACATCATAGTCAAGCCATCGTACATCTCTACGGAATCCGCTAACGCTTCGTGTTGTCTTTAGGTCTGTGATGAACCCATCACCAAGCACATCAAGGAATCCACGTACGGGAATTTCCTCGCCATCAATCTCTAACTTCTGATGAAACTCTACTTGGTATTCACCCTGCAAGTAAATGTTTAAGATACCACAGTCATCAAGCCTGGTAATCATATCAATAGCCTGTACGTAATCCTCCATTGACAGCAGTTGCTTTCCTTCGGATACAGTTTCTTTCCAGTCTTTATACTGCTTGGTAGCCCGTGGGTTCTTCCCGCCTATCTCTTTCACAATCTCTGCGTCATCAAGGACAAAGAAGCGCGTCTCAAATTCTTCGGGCGTGAATAGCAGCACATCGTATGCGCTACCAAACGTGAGGGCCTGCGACTCTTTGCGCAACTTGCCCTTCATGTACAGTTCAAACAGCGCCATGTCCTGCAAGGCGTACTTGATGGAGGAGTAAGAGAGGTAGGGCTTACCCGTCCTCTCTACTATTACATTAAACCAACTCATCAGACAAGTTCAAACAGTTCTTTCAACTTGTCTTGGGTAAATGCACTGTCGTACTTGTACTTGGCGACGACCTTATCGTATCTGTCCTTGCGTTCTGGTCTGTTCTTTCCTTCTTTGATATAGCCAACAGCCTTATCAAAGACATCGGTGTCGGCTGGTATGTCTTGCTTGGCGATAGCCATCTCTACCTCCTCGGCAGATGCAATGCTATCCTCCACGCCAATACCAAGGAAGCCCAAGGCACGGCCAACAGCGGATGTTTCACAGTTCTCTACGAAAGAAGTCTTGTTAATCATTGAGGAAGTGCGGTCTTCCTGCGCCATTCCTTGCGCTATAATTTTACCCTCTGCATTACGTATTGTTGCACGTATTACGCATGACGATTCATCAAGGTGCAACAGTTCTGTTTCAATGCTAAAGCCCTGGTAGTCAGGCAGTTTGCGGAACGCAATGATGCGCTCGTTCACAAGGACATAATCTTTGCCCTTGATTTTCATTGTCTTTAATTGATAAGCCATATGTATTGAATTAAGATTTGGTTTTCGCTAATGTACGCTGTTTATTTTGAATGAACAAATCGTTGTTAATCTTTGCGAATCCCTTGTCCATCTCTCGTGGGTTAGCGTAGTGGATGCTACCTATGTGGAGCATCCAATCGCCGTATGACATTCGCTTCTTCATTGCTTAATGGATTCAAGTTTCTTAATCACCTCGCTGTCGGTAACAAGACTGCTCTCACTGTACCAGTCCGAGTAGTTGTGCCAGCCCACCTCGTATGTGCCCATGTTGTTCTCGTACTCTTCTTCAAGGTATACGTACTGCTCTTGCACGAACTTACCTTCACCAACAGAGGACGGGATGTCCGTGTCAAGGTATGCCCAGTACTTGAACTTGGGGATGTCCCACTCTATAGTGCTAACGCATTCGCCATCTTCAAATATGGCTTGACCTCCGAAGCCTTGCTCCTCTTCCCATATGTAATCTGCATTTCCAAGTTGGGACAGCAGTTCGCCCATGATGTCATCAGCAACGGGTGACCATGCGCTTTGAAAGCGTAGCGTAAGGTCATCGGCTACCGCATCATACTGAATGTCGCGGTCACCCCACTTGGTGCCCCAGTACATGTATGCCCACTCATACCAGTTCTCTGCGTTGTATTTGGCTTTGAGTTCATCCACCATCTCTTGCGTTTGGAAATGCTCGGTGTAGTATTGGCTCTCTTCGCTCGTAGTTCCAAGCGCTTCACGTATAGCGTAGTCTTCTTTGCTAATGATTTTGTTAGGGGAATTCGTATTGCGAATCTCCTGCGGCATAGGCATGTAGTAATTGCATATACCACCCGCCTCTATAATCTTCTTAATCAAGTCCTCATTCTTGGAGGACGTTTTGATTGTTGTGTAAACCCAGTTCGGCATCGTTAATTTATTTATCGTTATCAGTTTCTTTCTCCAGGTAATCAAGCGCAGCCATCAGTGCGTTCTTTATATCCTGCTTGTTATTCATAAACATCACACCCTTGATGATGCCAAGTAGGTATCCGTACTTGTATGACACAGGCCGGGTAGAACCTTGGGCAGCCGGGTGTTCTTTGAAGTAATCAAAGTGTTCGCTCATTTCTCTTTGGTGTTAAAGGTTTCATTATTGCATATCGCAATACACGATATTTTACACTTTGAGTGCTTTTCGTTTGACACTTTGTTAATCATCTCTATCTAAATCATTGTAGTCTTCGTAGTCGCAGTTGCTACATACCCCGCGACTCATCACGGAGTAACAGTACTCGCACCTATCCGGCGCATCATATGGGTCAATCGCCCCGAACTCTGATGACATTAGGCCATGAATTTAGTGGGTGCATCAAGCCACCCGTTATCACAATAGATATTCTTAATAGCACGCACAGCACGAAGGAACACGGCAAGCGTTTCCAACTCGCGCAACTCTGCGCCCATAAGGGTGTTGCTATCGTACATAGCAAGCACCTTGTCGTTGTAGTACATGACTACACCATCTGCCGATAGGTCAAGAAGGTGTAGTGCATCACTACTGAGCCACAACTTTGTCAGCACATTCTTAACAGCGATTGTAGCCGAGTCATCTTCCTCTCTTGTACGCAATAGAATAGCCATAGCGACTCGAACCTCATGCATATCAAGTGACGTATCTAATACATGAACCGACCGCGAGGGTTGAGAAGTAAACGAGAAGAAGGAACGGGCCATAGAGTACAACCCACGCAAAAATTTCCATGAGGAAGTGAGGCTTTCGTTTAGGTTTGAAATCGTTTTCATTGTGCATCTTTATAGTTTTGAAGCGTTGATATAAGGGCAACCTCTAATGCGTCTATCTTCTGCATCAGTACAGTTGCCTTGATTTGAATGAGGGAATTGTCCATTGTGTTGGCGTAGTCAAGGACGACCTGTGCGGCCGCCCTCATACTACCCAGGTCACTCCCTATCTGTTGAACGACCTTACTCATACAGCACCAAGGATAACGTCAAGGTCATCTACTGATGCCTCATACTCATCCAACTGTTCCATGTACGTATCGTACTGCGAGGCCAGTTCATCCACAGTCTTCGGCTCAAGTGCAGTATACACACCCTTGCCGTTGAACCTACGCACAAGCGACATCACGTCGCCATCTTGGTTGATGAATGCGTAGTCATTTCCCAACAGTTCAACAGCCTTCTCGCTGTTGCTTAATGGCCTAATGATGACCTTGCTAAACTCATCCTTGAGTGTATCGGATATGTTGAACAGCATCTCTCGCCTTACGCGCGGTTCATCCGTTACATACAGCACCTCCGTGCCGTCTGGTACGTACCGTGTAGCAAGTTCTGTACGTACAAGTTGACGTGCGCTTGCCTCCGATTCTGCGTAAGCCATCAGTGTGGTTACGCTTGGCTCTCCTTGTGGGGCTACTCTGTTCTTCACCCCACGGCTTCCCTCTCCGGTAAACGGATTGGGGATAGTGATAATAAATTGCTTCATGTCCATGAGCATAATGTATTAGGCGTGTGCAGGTATCCGGTCATACCTACTCACCGGTTGATTGCCTACCCGGAGCCGGCGGGTATTTCATGTTATTCAGGTAACAGTTTTATAACCTCATCAAAGATTATCCCTTCGGAATTGTACCCTTTGATGTGGCCTTCATGAAATCCGTGGATTTCAATCCCGGCACTCTCAAGCATTGTAATATCCAAGCCCAAGTTTTCCTTCACGAATTCCAAAGCATCTGCTTCAGTCATGAAGAACATTACATTCCCATTGTCTTTTAGCACATACTCATAGGGGTTTATGGATATGCCGTTTATGTGTCGTCTAATTGAATACAGAGCCATTGCTTCTTGATTTAATAATTTCTATACGCAGAGCGAACGCACTCTCTCGTTGGAATACAGCCATGTACTCACCCTTGATAAGTTGCGTCCGTCCACCAATCTGGTTAATTCTTTTCCTTGCAATGTTAAAGGCATCAGGTCGTTCAAACTCTGACACTCTCAACACGCTTGACCAAGGCGCAGCGAGGCGTGATGCCCCGCTACCCTTGCTTACGCCCATTCGTATGATGGTGAACTCCTTCTTGAAGGCCGACACCGGAACTTTAGAACAAGTCATCAGCCGAAGATTTAAAGGTGTCACTATCGTAGTCGTACTCATCCCACAATTTCATCACGTCATCAACGGCCTCGGGTATATAGCAGTAGCACTCGGTGCATTCTGCGTCATAGTTAACAGCGACTGCCTCCTTACATTGGGGACAGTGGTACATTCTTTCTGTTGCTTGTAGGTTGGAATGGTACATTCCATCCTTGCCTCCCTTGACAAAGGAGTCGGTATACTTGGAAGGCCAAACGGACTGTTGCTTGTTGCCTCCGTCCCATCCACCTGTCCATGCGTCCAGGTCGTAGTCATCATTCGTGTCCTTGTACACAGCGGTACTGCCGTAGTAACGCACAGCCTTGCTGTGGCTGTCATTGCTGAACCAATTCTCGCCAATCCATTGGCCCTTGTCCTCATTGAAGATGCGGAAGTCACCGGTGCTGTCAAGGAACACCAACTTGTTAGACACACCAAGGTACATATAGATAGCATCCTCCACGAAGGGAATGTCAAGCATCTCGCACGTGGTCATGCCGGGCATAGACGACAGCAGTTCGGTGAACTCTGCCGTGTCGCTCTTGTCCTTACTGCCGAAGCCTGTGATGACACCATTGTGGATAAGACCAAGGTCGGGTGACACAAAGAACGGGTGTAGGAACTCATCGGTGAAACCGTGAGTCGCAATGCGGAAGTGCAACAGCATAGGCACGTCACCCATGCTTGACTTGATGTCCACGTAGCGTTGATAGAACTTGTCAAAGTTCTGGGAACTGTTGACAAAAGAGTCATTGCCGAACTTCTCGGCAACAAGAACACCATCGGATAGGTACAGCATACCTGCACCATCGTCATTGTTGTTCCAACAATTTTGCAGTTTTTTCTTGGGCAACTGCTTACCGCCATTCAAAATCGCAATACACATAGGCAATCGGGTATTGTGGTAGGTGGGGCATAGCACCCCACCTCACCGGGTTAAACTAAATTCTTATCGGCGAACCAACGCTTCACTCTGAAGGTGGTCGTTCGTACTGAAAGCATCAGTAAGTCGGGTGAAACCGTAGGTTACTGCGGGCAGTAAGGTTTCAACCGGTACACGCTTACGCTTACTGGTGGTGATGAAGGTCTTGAACAAGACACCCTCACCCTTTGTACCTACCATGTAGGTATTGAACAGGTCATCAGCGAACTGTGCATACATAGAAGTGATGCGCAGAATCTTGTCATCGCTGTACACCTTGGAAAGGTGACGATACAACTTACTCTTGCTGTTGGTCAGCATACGAAGTATGGCCATCGGTGTCGCACCCGGTGTCATTTCAGTGACACCCTCACACATGATACGCACCAGGTCACGACGCCATAGCAACGTAGTCACGTCGGGAACGGCAGAGAAGATGCGGAACTCTACGACACGACCACGAACGGCAACGGCTTGGTACTTGCCGCCATTCTTGTATGCGTCAATAGTTTTCTTGGCGTGAGAGTAGTCACGTGTCATACGACCGGGGTACAGCGCAAGGAGCAAGGGTATCCACCCTTGAACCTTGTTAAAGATTTGCTCTGAACCCATATTGGAGTGGCCAAGATTGATATGACCACCACAACTACGTGAGTAGTCACCGTTGATGTGCGTTCGTACAACAGGGTTTTCAACCCCACTACGCTTGTCCTTCTCAAGGGCATCGCCATACAAGGCAAAGACCGGGCTAACGAACTCATAGCCGGAGTAGTCGCAAAGCGAAGAGTCGGACTCCCGCGCCCACAAGGTGTAGTCACAGTCGTCAAGGTCATACATATCAAGCGCACCCTGGTCTTCCTTCTCTACCTCAAAGCCAATAGTGAAGCCGACGTTATACTTTGAAGCCTCGTCCATCGTGTGGCGTGGGCCATCGTGGTATTCGTGACGCTGCTCACGTGGCTCCTCATCAAGGTGGTACTCACCATCTCTATCCCAATGGAAGATGCAGTCACCAACGTCATCGTAGTGGTACCAAAGGCCATCGTCCTCGCAATATCTACCATGGTCATGGTAGTCCATCTCACCCTCGTGACATCCGCTCTCCATGTAGAGCAAGTCAAAGTGATTTTTGTACACAACGTCACCATCAACCACCTCAACGAAGTTGTCCTCATTGTACTCACTGCGGAGAACGACTACCTCGGTCTTTGAAGAACCATAGTTACATGACAGCGTATGGCGCAAGTCAGAACGGCGTATACGCACCGGGCCTACCTGTTCTACCTCATCAAGTTTGGCTAACATACCCTCGTGTCCCGAAGGGAAGGTCAGCCGAATGTAGTCACCCAAGTCATCATCGGCAACCACATTGCCGTTATAGTCAAGAGCCTCTATCTTTCCGTCATCATCACGACCGGAAATAAGCCACTCTTGCGCCCATGTATACTGCATAGCGTCCTGTACGGTACGCATATTGTCCGAAGGACAAGTAAAAATCTCAAGCCGATAACGGAGTTGAGTGTAATCTACCACGTTTCTCACGCGATATGTCGCGCCAGTGACTTGTGATGCTTTCCCCATAGTGTCGTTAAGGAACAAGCCACCGGAGCCACAATGTGTTTCCCACGTCATCGGTGACAATGGCGTGATGCGAACTATGTCGCCTACATTATACAACTGCATAAGCAATTCGGATTTGGTTATTACTCTGCCCTCTTTGGGCTTCGTAGTGGACTGCTTGGTCACGAACCAACGCATAGCATACTCATTGTCTAACCTATAACACACAACGCAGTGTGAGTACCTATGGGCAGTCCGTTTATTCGGTGTGGTCACCACCGCCAACCTCGGAAGGTCGCCATCAAATCATCGGTACAAAGTAATGTCACCAATGTTACTTGAATGTTGTGTCAATGTTATTAAATCGTTAAGTTTTAACAAGTTAAAACTCATGTTACGCGCGTGTCATACGTGTACGTACATATGTATGTACATATGCCGTGAGTACAGCCATGCCTACGACCATGCCCGTCCCTATACCCATGACGGCTAATGGGTTTGCTACATTCATACTTAATTCGTACATATCAATTCAACAGCGATTTAATTAGTCCAAGGTCAACAGTTCCGTACTTGTCATGCACCTTATTCAGGTACGTCTGGGCAGTAATGAACTCGGTCATACTGCGGGGGTTCTGGTACGCCACAAGTGCTTCACGAATGGCGTCAATTTCAGTTTTCACTCTCATAGTGGACGGCTTGGTCACGAACCATCGTACAACAGGGCATAGTTATGCCCTTTGTAGGCCGTCCGTTTTTGGGGTGTGGTCACCACCCATTCCCATAAGTCCGGGGCTTTAGCCCCGCTTTGCTCTGCGCTCTGCCCTTTGGGCAACTCTGCGCTCCTCTCTGCGGTCAAGGCCGGAGGCCAGGCGCATCTCTACGGCATCAGCCGTTCGCTTACCCCACACTTTGCGGGCCGTGCTACGGGCCTTTGTAAGTCCTACGGACTTGAACAGGCCGTCCATTCCTACGTCGGGTGAAACCCGAACTACACAATCAGTACCCCACTTTGTGGGGTTGGATACGGTCTTGTACTTACTCATGCTTTCCGTGCTTTAGGGGCAGTATGAGGAGTGCCTTGCATAAGGCAAGGACACCTCCCACACATACAGCGGTCATACATACACTACCCATCAGTCCTCAAGGGGTGAGTAGGTTGGGAACATTCCATCGGTCATGCAGTCGGTGAAGGCCACCTTCCGAGCCTTGGAGGAGAGATAAATCTCTCCTGCTGTACGTACCTCTGCGGCGAAGTCAGGTGCAGTGCGGATGGCTGCATATGCACCCTGCAAGAGTGACGTGTGATGAGCGAAGGAAGCGAAGGCTTGAGTATCAAGGAAGTCCTGATACAAGTTCTCAACGAAGTCAATGCCCATCACGCTCTCAAGGCGGGCAAGGATGGAAGCGGTTTTCTGTGAGGCCATGGTCAAGGGGGTTTTGGTTAGACAATTCGGCTGAAACACATTGCAAAGCAATAGCATCAATGTTAAGTGGAAGTTGTGTTAATGTTATTAAATTGTTAAGTTTTACATTCGTAAAACTCTACGTATGAGCGTGTTACACAGGCACACACGCGCGCTGGGAGGGTGATACCCTCCCTCCCTAATAACTTATCTTACCCTTTTCCCCGTACGTGTGAGGTGTGATGAGGGCCGACCGAGAAAGTCCCCTCGCCCGTTGAGCAAGGCATTGCCTTGCGAAGGCATAGGCGTAGCCCGGACAGCGGACACACACGCACCTTGATTCCGAAGGAATGTTAAGCGAATGTTACCAAAAGGCACACTTGATTTGAGGCCATTTACAGCCGTTTTCCCGGCACTTACCCCTCAAAACGATGGGACACCAAGGCCACACCGAGAAAGTTCATTAGTATGGGTACTTCCCTACGGAAAGTACCCTAATAATGAAAAAATAAATGACAATTCCAAATGCAAACTGAAGATTTAACGAAAACATAACATTGCCGTTACAATTTGGTAACATTGAAAAGCGTGTTGGAACATTGATGTTTAAACACCGAACCTCACGCATAATGCGCGAACATACACACACGTATGCACACGCCAGCCGAAGGCTTCACAAGCACCCACACAAGCACAAGCCGAAGGCCACAAGCACACCCAACGCAGTGCTGAAAGCACCGAGCGTGACGCGCGAGAGAGGCGGTCAGTGCGTACCCCGGAGTATGGAGTTTTGGTTTGGTTTGATGTTGGAACATGGATTGTTCGTCACCTCTTTCCTTCCGGTGCGAACTTCCGCATCTCTGTGACCCACCCCCCGAACAGCCCCCCGTTTGCACATGGGCTGTGCGCTCATGGAAAAGCGCAAAAGTATGGGCGCGTTTCAGTGCGGATGCACCCCCGTGGCTCGCGGATATGCGTTTCCGTATGCGCGCGCGCCTGTCCCTAAATATATATTATCCCCCCGGTACTAATTTCTCAGCCTTTTTTTCGGGCTTTACGCAGGGTCTTGACCTCTTGTTTTTTGAGGGCGTACTTACGCTTCAGTTCTGTGAACTTCCGCTGTAATGTAAGTAGGTCTGAGTAGTATCGTTTGAGCGTTGGTGTTGCTGCTAGTATTCCGAAACCGAAGAATAGGACAAGGAGTGTCAGTAGGGTGTACAGGAGTTGCTGGTTCATTGTATTTGTATAAAAAAATTTAGACAAAAGGGTGGCCCTTGGTTACTGGGGGTCATCACTTGTGTGTCGCGCGGGTTCCGTCGCCGTACGACTAAACCTCTTGGTCGCTGTGGCTAAGAGGTTTTCGTCTTGGTGCCATCTTAACCGTCGGATGAACGGTGTGAAGTTACAGCAAAAAAACCAGATAATCAAGTCCTGTTGAAATCTTTCCAATCAAAATACAAAGCAGTGAGAACCACCAGGTTCATCCCGCATGATGCAAGTATCTCTGTAAGGTCGGAGTATATGTTCAAGGTGAGGTGGACGTGACCAACGACCCAAAAGGGTACGGCAAGGTTGCTTCCTATCCACCTAACAGCGAATAGTAGGAACTTACGGGCGTTGTGTATTGTAGTCCTCACCGATGACGCGCATGCGGTCCTCTCCCTTGACGTAGAGGTTGGCGTTTCCTCCTGATACACCGTCGGGAAGGAGGTTGTTGTTACTGAGCTGTACGATGATTTCTTCGGCATCACCAGGGGCAAGACCTGGCAGGATGCCTAACAGCGACCCAACGAAGTTGTTAGCAGCGTCTTCACCGGTGGTACGCAGTGCATCGTAGATACCACGGATGCCTTTGTCTTCGTATTCTTCTCTGATTAGTTGTGGGAGGTGCTTCACCTCATGACCCATACCCATTAGGTTCGCTGTTACAAAGCCAGTGACATCGGCAATAGCACGGTTCACGGGGTCATGCTGCATGCCAGCTCCGTACTTTAGAAGGTCAGATACCGATTGTGCGGTGTAGGCACCCGCTACGGCATGACGTACGTTGTCAGGCTGGTCGCCGATAGAACCATCGGGGTGTACCTCTGCTAATGTCTCAGCATAGTTGTAAGCACGACCCTTTGGGTCTCCCATATATGCGTTCACTTTAGACTCGAATGTGGGCTGCACCTGGTCAACCGTTCCTAGCTTAACGCCACCTGGAGGCAACGGTGCTCCCTGCTGCTGAACAGCGGGCGTAGGCACGCGGTACTGAACCGTTGGGGCGGTAGACACCTCCCAAGGATTACGGCGGTACTTATGGTTAGGGTTGTGGGGCATTGCTTAGTCTTTTTAAAAGGTCTAGATTGGATTGCTGCATAGCAGTCCACTTCTTACCATTGGAGAAGTTAGGCTTCTTGTTTATGCGCTTATGAGAGTGTGCCATCTATACTTTGTCTATGTATCTGACTAGGTCCTTGACATTGTGATGGAACACCACATTCTCAACCTGTCCGTTGAAATAGTCGTTAGAGTGCTCCCGCTTGAAAGCAGACCACAACTCCGTATAGGGGTTGTAGTGAAACAGGTAATCTTGGAAGCGCTCGTTCTTTGACATAACCCTACAGCGACTTCAGCATTTGAATCATCTCTGGCTGTGGGAAGATATCAATCTTGTCCTTGCGGATAGAGTTATGGGTATATACACCTTCCACACCCTTGAGGGCATCCATAGATACGTTCCACATATCCTCCTCACGGTAGTCCAATGGAATGCCGTAGTGGTCGTTCCAGTATTTAAGGAGGTTCTCCACGCTGCGGATTTGCTCATCCGTATAGCGGTGGAAGTAACGATGGCCCTTGTACTTCTCTTCTAAGGTGCATACATCTTCTTTAGCTACCTCGCGGTTTACGTAGTTGTAGTACTTATCGCCTTTCTTCTCAAGGTGTCCCCATGCGCATATCTCTACACCAATAGAAATCTTGTCAAGCTTTTGATAGGGGATGTCGTAGGCATCAAAGATTACCTGACGTGCACCAAGGTGATAGGCCCAGTACTTGGAGCTGAAGCCCTGAACAATACGTCCGTCTCCCTCCTTGGCTCCCTTTCCGGAGATACATACGCATGTTGCAATACGACCACGAGAGTCAGCATCCCACTGGCGGAAGGTAGATACGCCACTAGCGTTGCCCGCTGTATGGTGTAGATATATTTGCTTCTTGGGAGACTCTTCTTTGATATATTCGTTTGAAGAGAACTCTACCTGTAGGATGTCTTTTAAGAAACTCATCGTCCTTGCTTGCTATAGGGTTTAACGTAATTCTTAGAATGCTTATTAGTAGAAGCCTTCTTAGAATGCTTCCGGCGCTTCTTGCTTTTGCTTACGAAAAGCGACTGTGCTTCAATGCGTTTAGCCATACGCAAATCTACTAATTTCGCAAAACGCAAATAGAAGTGAACGATGAAATCAGAGCTTGAAAAGATATACCGCAAAGAATGTGTCCACCCCGCAGGTAATGGGGCCTATACTACAGACAAGGGTTCCGACCATGACTATGTCGCCGCCTACTACAGCGACGAATTCAAAGACAAACGCGATACCGCCAAGAAGATACTAGAGATAGGAGTGATGTCTGGAGGCAGCCTTATCCTATGGCACCATTGGTTTAACAATGCATCCATAGAAGGTATAGAGGTGTGGGACGGTGTTACTGAATCTTATGACTTCATACGCCAAGGAAACGATTTCCCTCGCATTAAGATTCATATTAACGATGCATACAACCCAGTGTTTGCTAGATATACATTCGAAGATGGAACATACGACTATATCATTGACGACGGACCCCATTCGTTAGATAGCATGAAGGATGCCATTACGCTGTATATGTGCAAGCTAAAACAGGGAGGCAAACTAGTGATAGAGGACATCCAAAACTATGATTGGTTTAAAGAACTAGAGCAACACGCCACCAATCTTGGTCATTCAAAATTTCGTAAATTTGACTTTAGGAAAAATAAGAATCGTTCTGACGATATGATTTTTGAAATAACCAAGCAGTAATGAAATATCGTGAGTATCTAATGGGTGGACCCATCGACCCCCCGAAGAAAAAATCCCAGCTGACAGACGAGCAACAGCGGCAGCTGGCTATGTCGTATGCCAAATACAACCAGGCACCTCCGCGCCCCATCGGGCCAGAGGCAGGCCTTCGCCCCGTAGAGCCCGTGTTCGGCGCTATGGTGGTAGCACCAGGTCTTCGCGGCCTTGCACAGATGGTAAAGAACCCACCGGCCAAGCAAGCGTGGGAAGCCATGCCTTACGATAAGTACAAGGATGCTGCCGAATTTATCATAGGACCACGATGAAACTAAAGAAGACAAATAAGAGTATCAACGTCCCAGCACCCGAGGGGTATCACTGGATGACAGAGGGCGGCCGTCACTTCCTGATGAAGGGAGCATACAAACCACACAAAGGAGCAAGCAAGGAAGCCCCCTTCCGTCTTGTAACCCACAATGCCGGCGAGCCGAATGCAGCTATGGATGCTGCTCGTCGCGCAAAGAAAGGTTGAACTTAGCGTCCCCACGCATCTTACTGTAAAGACGAGCGATGATACCGCGGCCACGCTGTGTGATAGCATAGCGAACGCGGTAGTTGTACTTAGTCTCATCACGGAAGAAGAAGTCCTCCATGGATTGACTAGGCGTTAGCTTATCGAAGTGCTTGTATAGGAATCCATCTTTCACCAGCTTGTAGATGAACTTCTTCTTGAGCTGCGTCTCTGACTTACCCGTTGTCTTAGCTAGGTAGGCCACAGTAAAGAACTCAAGGTCATAGACAAACAGAAGGATGTCTAGCTCCGGACGGGCCAGCCCGTAGCGCTCACTAGCCTCCCTGTACAAGAAGATGAGGTTCTTCATGCTGTTGTCAGGGATATGCCTAGCGTGCATCTTGGAGAACTCCCTAAATAACTTCTTTCGGCTAACGACGCTTTTTGGCATATAAGTATCTTTGTTTCAAAAGTAATACTATGGCATCACTTAGCGGAAGCAAAATCAAGGATACATATTCGCTGTTGTTAAAATTAGCGAGCTCGGCTGTATCTGCCACTGAGCAAATTGTGGAGGACGGAGCCGGAAATTCAACAGCGCTCAAGCTGTCAACAGACACCGTAGAGACAACGGGCGACCTCAAGATATCGGGCACCCCAGCTGCGGCAGCCACCAGTGACGTAACAGCGCTCATGCTAAGTTCCACCGGAATTGTAGTCGCTCGGAACCTTAGTACAAGTCCCATCGGGACCGCGGGCGTTACGGCGAACTCCCCTTTAACATCAACAGGTAGTACGGTTGGTGTTCTTCCAGCATCTTCACTTGCTAATCTGCCATTTGATGCCGTTGCTAATAATGATGCATACCTCATTTGGGACGAAAGCGCAGCAGAATACAAGTACATAACCGCAAACGCACAGGCTTCATACATTGCTAATAATGTTTCCATTGTTCCAAGCGTATGGGTTGCCCGTCTTCAAAGTAACATTAACCTTGCAACATCTGACACGGACCTATACTTTGCTGAAGTAGATGGCCAGTTGGCAACCGGCTCTACATCTCCAGCAACTTCTTGTGTTGCATTTGGAACTTCATATGAAGACATGGAGTTGGTGTCGTTCACTAATCCTCGCGATGGATTTCAAATGAACGTAGAGGCTAATTACGACGTTCATATATCTCTGGAGTTAGTCGCGGCGGGAAATACAGACGTCACTATCAAAATTGAAAACCAATCTGGTCCATCGGTAGAGATACGTTCTTACCGAACTCTTAAAGCGGGAACCTATACTGCAGCATTTAGTAAGACCATATGGTTTAGCCCAGGAGACCAATGGACAGTAGCCGTAAGCGAGACTGTGGGTGGAACAACAACCGTCACCACAAATTCTACGATTACGATTACTAAATTTGGTTAATGGACCGAAAGCAGAGAATTGAAATGTTCATCTTGATTAAAGAGAAGATGGACGAGGTGGTGGAAATCATACGCAGCAATGATGCTGGCAGCGAGTTCCTTGCCTCGTATTGTTTTGGTTTTATGATTGACGATGAAGACCAGGAGAACAACTCTTACGAGTTTCTTGCCGGCTTCAACGCAGAGAACGATACAGAGATAGACGCGATGTTTGATGCCATGCATCGCTGTTATGTGGAGAACAGCGACATCAACGATGACGATGATGACGACGCGCCCTCTAGCGACTCCATAGACTATTGGCTTAACCTTAACTAATAAACACCATGAGCGAGAAAGGAGAGGACTTCGGGTCCTGGCTTAACGATTTGGAAGAAATTCCCGTGAACCCCACGTGCAGCATTGACGACCCAGAGTGTGAAGCTTGTGGTAGCTAACCACTAAATTGAAAATAAAATGGAACTCATCAGAAAAATTATCATCGGACAAAACCCCAAGGATGCTATGGCCTACTTCGTAGGACAGAAGGCTGGGGATGCAGTAGTGGATTCAATTGTACTTGACGAACGTACGTTTGCGAAATACGGAATTCGTCGGTACCTTGTGTACATCTTTAACGAGGACAAGGGCATCATGCTCTGGAAGACCGTTGACGACATGCCATGCTTAATTGAACACGACTGTGATTTTGAATGAAACCCCTATATTACTTTATTGTACACATTCCGAAGGCTGTCAATGATACCTTAAAGGTAGGAGAGTCTGAGTTGTACCTCGATTCAAGATTTAACGAATTCCAACACAGGGCCTACGAGGGAGAGGTCGTTGGCGTTCCATTGAAGTACGACACTGGAGTGGAGATTGGCGACACGCTATACTTTCATCACCACGTTGTCCTTGGAGGAAATCACCTCGTATATAATGGGCAGCAGTTAAATGAAAACAAAGAACGGCGTGGCCAGCTTGCTGATGGGGAGCACGGCCTTTACTATGTTACTTACGATGGGGGAAATGACCCATTCGTTTGTCAGGCCTACGCTCACAAAAGCAAGGAGACCGGTGAAGTGAAAATCCTAGGAGAATGGATATTCCTAACCCCGGCAGAGCAGGAGGCTGAACTGAAGAGTGATGTTCTTGAGCTAGTGCAGCGAGAGAAGACCTACAACCAGTACGGCTATATTCGGTACGGTTCCAAGAAGCTCGAAGAGCTGGGCCTACACGAAGGCGACAAGGTGTTCTTCATGAAGAATGCCGATTATCTGATGGAAGTCGATGGCGAAAAGTTATACCGAGTTTACTTACAACACATCTATGCCAAGGTTACAGAAGAAGTATGATAGCGTGCAGACCGCACAAAGGCTCATGGAGGCAATGCAGATAGCTATTGAGAACATGATACAGGAAATACAAAAGCCTGTAGACCAAGACCTTAGCGGCTCACAACGGAAGGCAGAACTGCAAGCGATAAAGCAAACAGCGGTAGATGCTAAGGAGCTTATCGTAGAGCGCGAACGCCTTGAACAACTTATAAAAACCCTCAAAGACAATGGCGAGCTACAAGAGCAACGTGACTATTCAGGCGGATTCGCAGAACAATACTCAAAATGACGACTGGGTCTTCGTATACTGGGATTCGTAATGGCTGGTTTGGTTGAGATACAAGATGAATATGTAGTTAACATCTGCCCCGTGGAAACGCGGGGCGATGTTATTACTATATCTGAGCTCGACATACAGTTGCCTAAGCAACCGTCAAAGAAAGATATACTGTACCACGAACTGCCTAAAGAGCAGCAGCGATGGGTACGCAAGGAACTGCCCGAGGAGCTACGGCGTATCGCCAGCATGGAGCAGTGGTTAGAGATGCCTGACTCCTTTCGGGCGAAGTACACACCTTATATTGCACAGGAATATGAAAGACGCAGAAACGGACTTTGGTTCTACAACAACGGAAACCCAACCTACATCACAGGAAACCACTACTTCTTTCTTCAGTGGTCCAAGATTGATATTGGGTACCCAGATTACCTGGACTTCCAGCGTCAACTGTTCGTACACCTTGAAGCCTGCTCAGTAGACCCACGATGTCTAGGGCAGGTATATGTCAAGTGTCGACGCTCGGGATACACCAATATGTCAGCCTCTGTCCTTGTCAACGAGGCCACGCAGGTAAAGGAGAAGCTCCTTGGTGTCATGTCAAAGACAGGCTCCGACGCTCAGGAGAACATCTTCATGAAGAAGGTTGTTCCCATCTATAAGTCCCTACCCTTCTTCTTTAAGCCCATCCAGGACGGTACTACCAACCCACGTATGGAGCTAGCCTTCCGGGAACCATCAAAGCGAATTACCAAGAAGAATAAGACCTCCCAAAAGGGAGAAGCCCTTAACACGGTAGTCAACTGGAAGAACACCACCAACAACGCATACGACGGTGAGAAGCTACACATCCTATACCTAGACGAGGCAGGCAAGTGGGAGAAGCCTACCGACATACGCGAGTCATGGCGTATCCACAGAACCTGTCTACTGGTAGGTAGAAAGATTGTAGGCAAGGCCATAGTTGGTAGCACCGTCAACCCACTAGACAAGGGGGGCAGACAGTTCAGAGACCTGTACGATTCAAGTAGCCCAAACGAGCGCAACGAAAACGGGCGTACGCGCAGTGGATTGTATTCCATCTTCATACCCGCATACGACGCCCTAGAGGGATTCTTTGATAGCTACGGTATGCCCGTAGCTGATGACCCAGAGAAACCCATTGTATCCACAGACGGCGAGCTTGTAAGCATAGGGGCCAAGACGTTCTTAAAGAACGAAAGGAAAGCCCTGGTAAATGACTCGTATGAGCTGAACGAAGTTATCCGCCAGTTCCCATTCACAACAGCGGAAGCATTCCGAGATAGCGCCAAGGCATCGCTGTTCAATGTGCAGAAGATATACGAGCAGATACAGTACAACCAAGAGCTTTACCCTTCTCCCATTGTAACTGGCAACTTCAACTGGAGAGGTGGTGTCAGCGATAGTGAGGTTGTCTTCAGCCCAGACCCCAACGGGCGATGGAGGGTAGCATGGCTACCACCACAGGAGCTGCGCAACAAACCAAATCCAGATAACGCATGGCTAGGATGTGGGGGTGTTGACTCCTATGACATTGATGCCACTGTAGATGGGCGCGGCTCTAAAGGTGCATGCCATATGTTTAACAAGTTTAACATGGCGCACCCCAGCAATATGTTCGTTGCAGAGTACGCCTCTCGCCCTCCCCTGGCCAAGATATTCTACGAGGATGTTCTTATGGCTGCTAGGTTCTATGGATATCCTATCCTTATAGAGAATAACAAGTACGGTATCGCAAGATACTTTGAATCAAGAGGTTATGACAGGTATCTGCTTGACAGACCCGAGCATCTATCCACGGGGTTCGGTAGTAAGACAAAGACAAAGGGAATACCATCTAACTCACAAGATGTTATCCAAGCGCATGCCCAAGCTATTGAAGCATACATCCATGCACACGTAGGCCTCAACGAAGAGACCATGCAACATGGTAAGATGTACCTTGATAGAACGCTCGAAGATTGGATTAACTTTAAGGTGGATGACCGTACCAAATATGACTTGTCAATCTCTAGCGGATTAGCACTGCTTGCTGCGCAGGGACATAAGCCAGAAAAAGAAAGAACAGACTTCAACGTGAAGAAATTCTTTAGGAAAGGTCAGATAATTCTACGCTGATAATATGAAGTATATTTGCGGTATAGCCCACCTTGAGTATGGACAATCAATACATTAAGGGTCAATCTTCATTTCCTGACCCCCTAGCGGGGGTTGAGGAGAAAATGTCACAGGCATATGGAATGCAATATGCCAAGGCGATGTTTGCGCAATGGGTAGGTAGTGACTATCAGAATTCTCTTTATGGACGACGCAACGGCGAGTTTGAACGCTGCCGCGACTACGCCCAGGGAACGCAGGATACTTCTATCTATCGTCAGATTCTAAACTCTTTAGATAACAACAACGGGGACGGAACACTCCTGACCCTTGACTATACGCCAGTACCTATTGTACCTAAGTTCGTAAAGATTGTTGTCAATAAGATTTTGTCTCGCGCTCCATATCCACAGATAGAAGCTGTCGACCCTCTCTCTCGCACAGAGAAAGACAAAAAGAAGAATGCAACAATTCTAAAAATCCAGAACAAGGAGATGATTGCCGAAGCGCAATCTCTTGGCCTTCAGGTAGATACTGACCCAAACTCCTTGCCGGATACTCCAGAAGAAACTGAAATCTTCTTAGACACAAATGTCAAAACGGACGCAGAGATTGCGGCGCAGTTGGCCACGGAGATGACACTCAAGTGGAACGACTTCAACGATGCTATCTACCGTCGATGTGTAGAGGACGTAGCGGTACTCGGTATGGGTATTGCCCGTCGCACCAATGACCCTAACTACGGAATCAAAGAAGAGTACGTAGACCCGAAGATGTTCATCCACAACTATACGGATGACCCCAACTTCACGGAGCTAACATACGCCGGGCATTTCCGATACATCACAATCATGGACCTCAAGCGCCTAGCTGGTGACCAGTTCACCGAAGCGCAGTACGAGCAGATTGCCAAAACGGTCATGAACAAGTACGGAAATCAGCCAGACCAGTTCTCTGTAGAGAACAACGGTTATGGCCGACCCGGCACTCGCTATCGCCAGGGCTATGACCAATACAAGGTAGAGGTCATGGACTTTGAGTTCATGAGTGTGGACAACGTCATCTTTGAGAAGAAGCAGTCCGCCTACGGTAACATCGGCTTCTACTACAAGGGCAATGAGTACAACGCACCCCAGCAGTCTGTCTATGACCGCGAAGCTGTATACATGGCGAACGCTACTGTATACGGAGGCTCCTACATCGTAGGTACGGACTTCCTGTTTAACTACGGCCCCAAGAAAAACCTACCCAAGAACATCCACGATATCACCCGTGCTCGCTTGTCCTACAGCGTAGTAGCTACGAACATCCGTGGTATGATTCCTAAGTCAATGGTTTCTTCTGTGATTGGCTTTGCAGATATGCTGCAAATCACCCACCTAAAGATTCAGCAGTCTATCGCCAAGGCTAAACCCGATGGACTTATCATTGACATTGAAGGACTGGAGAACGTACAGCTTGGACGTGGCGGTGAGCTTCAGCCTTTAGAGATTCAAGACATCTACGAGCAGACGGGTATCTTCTATTACCGTTCCAAGAATCCAGAAGGAGGATTCCAGAACCCACCCGTACGTGAGATTGGCAACCGCATCCGCAACATCGAAGAGCTGGTGGCTCTATACAACCACTACCTACGTATGATTCGCGATGCTACTGGAATCAACGAGGCGATGGACGGAACGACACCCAAGGGAGACGCTCTTGTTGGCGTTCGTGAGCAGGCTATTGCTGCTGGCAACAACGCTATCTACGACATCACCCATGCTGCACAGGTTCTGTACAAGAAGGTGTGTGATGATATCGTCCGCTGTTTGCAGATTATCCCAAAGGAAAGCGTACTGTACCGCATCTATACCAACGCCATTGGCGAGACCAATATGGCTGTGCTGTCATCGTTTGATAACCTTGGCATGTACAACTTCGGCGTTATGGTCATCACCGAGATGAGCGAGATGGACAAGCAGTACCTGGAGCAGAACATCCAGATTGCCTTAGCGCAGAAGGAGATTGACCTTGAGGATGCTATTGCTATCCGTCAAATCAAAGACGTAGAGCAAGCCGAGCGCTTGCTTGTTGTACGCCGTAAGAAGCGCATCAAGCAGCAACAAGAGCAAATGGCACAGCAGGCACAGCTCCAAGCTCAGGCCAATGCTCAGGCCGCTCAGGTCGCAGCGCAATCCGAGATGCAGAAAGACCAGCTCAAGGCTCAGCTCGAAGCGCAGCGCCTACAGATGGAAGGCCAAATCAAAGCACAGCTTCTGGAGATGGAGTACAACTTCAAGATACAGATTGAGCAGATGCGCGGTCAGTTCGGTGTAGTCGAGCAGCAGATTGAAAGCGGAGTGAAGATGCAAGCTGAAAACGAAAAGGAAAACCGTAAGGATTTCCGTATTGAAAAGCAGGCAGTAGCTCAGAGCAAACTAATATCACAGCGCAAGGGAGAGCGCCCCCCTCTTGACTCCGGCATCGTGGGCGCGTTAACGAATGTTTAACTTTGTGCTATGAGTGGTTGTGCTTCAGTAAATCTTGACAATGCCCAGCAGGTAGACATCACCTGCCGTAAGGGAGACACGTTTGCATTAGAGATTGATTTCTATGATGTTAACGGTAACCCTATGGACCTTACTGCTTACACCTGGAAGATGGATGTGTCCGACAGCGATACGTCTCCCACTCCAGTCTTAGATGATACGGACTTCAGCTACTCGGGCAATAGCACGGGCAAGCTGTATGTTACTGCAACAGCGAATACGATGGCTACCATTGATGGCGGTGTATACGTGTATGGCCTTCAGAGTAACGATGCCGGTGTTGTTAAGACCTGGATTTATGGAATGTTCACCGTTAACGAGGATGTGGTAGAATGAGCTCAATCGTAGTTAATGACGTAAAGAACTCCGTTGTCGTAAAGCAAGTCAATGGTGATGCCGTTGTTGCCAAAGAGAAAGGCAACAAGGTTGTTGTCACTGGCGTCATTGGTGGTGTAAGTCAGGATGCGCACTACGTATACATTCAGTCATCACCCTCTGCTACGTGGGTAATTGCTCACAACTTGGCTAAGTACCCATCTGTAACTGTTGTTGACTCTGCCGATAATGTTGTCGTAGGAGAGACTGAATACGATTCACTTAACCAAGTAACCCTAACCTTCGCTGGAGCTTTCAGCGGTAAAGCATTCTTCAACTAATGGCTATTAAGTTTGTATCTTCTATTAACCTCAACCAGAATGAACTGCAGAACGCAGTCATTCAGAACTTGGCCAATGCGCCAAGCAGCCCGGTTGAAGGTCAGGTTTATTATGACTCCAGTGCTGGAGATAAGTCCATCTATTTCTGGGACGGAACTCAGTGGGTTGACGTAGGTGGTGACATCCGTAGCGTAACAGCAGGTGCTGGTCTTACTCAGACCGGAACACGCGATGTAACCCTCAACGTAGGTCAGGGTACTGGTATCCAAGTAAACGCTGACAGCGTAGAGCTGAACCACCTGGGCCTTGAAGACTTGACGGACCCTGGTGCGGACCGCATCTTCTTCTGGGACGATTCAGCCGGCGTGTCTGCATGGCTTGCTACTTCTAGTGCAAGCGGTATCAATATCAGCGGAACGACGCTACAGCTTAGCGCTATTCCTAACAGCTCCCTTACCAACTCAAGCGTAACTGTAACAGCAGGAAGCGGTCTTACGGACGGAGGCTCTGTTGCCCTTGGTAGCAGCGTTACGTTGAACGTAGGCGCAGGAACAGGTATCACGGTTAATGCTGACGATATTGCCATCAAGAATGCCGGAAGCCTTACCAACAACACGGTACCAAAGTGGACAACGGCTAGTGGACAATTTGCCAACTCTCTGATTACAGATGACGGCTCTACAGTAACCATCGGAGGAAACCTCACCGTCAACGGAACGACCACTACGATTGACAGCACCATTGTTTCCATTGCGGACAACATGATGCAGTACGCCAATGGCAACGTAGCCAATAGCGTAGACATCGGTTTCTTTGGTAACTACGTCAACAGCGGAACAAAGTACGCTACGTTCTTCTACGATGCGTCTGCAAGTAGCGCAAGTGAAGCGTCCTTCACCCTTGGTCATGCTACGTCTGCCCCAGGCAATACGGTAACCAACTTCACACTGGGCCGCCTTGTTGCTAACGTAACAGGTGAACTTACTGGTAATGCCGCCACGGCCACCAAGTTGGCTACGGCTCGTACTATTAGCACTACGGGTGATGCTACATGGAGTGTTTCCTTTGACGGCTCTGCTAACGCAAGTGCAGCCATCACTCTAGCTAACAGCGGAGTAACGGCCAACACATACGGCAGTGCTTCTAGCGTAGCGCAGGTTACTTTTGACGCTAAGGGTCGTGCCACCAGCGCAAGCAGCGTAGCGATTGCTATCACTGCTTCACAGGTAACGGACTTCACTAGCGCGGTCCAGGCCATCATCAATGGTACTGGCGCTGTTGCTAACGTAGGTGACGGAACCAATACAAGTTATGCTATCACGCATAGCCTCGGTACTCGTGATGTGATTGTACAGATGTACGACAACGCTACGTATGACACAGTCTATGTGGACACGGTCCGCACAGATGCCAATACTGTCACCTTGACTTTTGCCTCTGCTCCTGCTTCTAATGCTTACAGAGTACTGATTCAGGTTGTATCCTAATATTAAACGAGATATCATTTCAGGAGGGGGGTTGGCTGATGGCCACCCCTTTCTTATTTTGTAAATTTGTTATCTGAGATAAACTAAACAGACCATGGCCATTCGCTACCTATCGGGAGTAAACGTAGACTCCAATACATTATTTGTTGATGATGCTAATAACCGTGTCGGTATTGGCACGACGGAGCCGGGTGCAAAACTTGAAATAAACCAATCAAGTGCAAGCACTGGTTTAATCGTATATACGAATGATACTGGAACTGCTAAAATTGTTGACCTAAAAGGGTACGATAATTCTTTGGGTGTTGTTAGTAGAATGGTCGTTCAAGCCAACGGCAACGTCGGCATTGGAACTACCAGTCCTTCGGATTATTACGCAAACGACTTAGTTGTGTCTTCCGCTGGTGAAGGGGGTGTTACTATAGCTGCTACCGCAACCAATGTGGAGAATTATTTTATGTTTGCTGACGGAACATCTGGGGCAGACAGATACCGTGGGTACGTTGGATATTCTCACGCAGAGAATCGTTTAAGGTTTGGCGTAAACGGTTCCGAGCAAATGCGTATTACTAGTGATGGCAACGTTGGTATTGGTACTACTAGTCCGGGGGCTCATCTACACGTTTCGGCTTCATCTGATGCTCAGTTTCTTTTGACTTCTGATAATGCTGTATCAATATATCAAGATGCCGCTTGGTCTTCAACTATGATGTTTGGAGCCAAATGGAATGGCACTAATCAGGTATATGGAGCAAGTACTAGAGGAGCATTTAAAATTGTTACGCTACACGATGGCGACGCTAGTCCACAATACTTAGCTATTTATGGCGCAAACCAAGGAACAGCTGGCGGAACTATCACTTGGAATACTGTTGGATTTGCTCAAGATGAGGATGGCAACGTGGGTATTGGTACTACTAGTCCGGGTAGAAAATTAACTGTTCAAGGAGCCGATGATGGCACAATGCAGTTAAGATTGATGGGCACTGCTTCCCAGACAAGCTACTGGGATATAGGTAGAGAAGCTGCAAGTACTGGTCAGTTTAGGTTTATAGCATCAAGAAATGGTACTGTAATTACACCTATGGTTATTGACGACCAAACAGGCAACGTAGGTATTGGCACGACGAGTCCGCAATCAGTATTACACATATCAGCACCGAAACCAACTTATACTGATTCAGCTGTTGTATTCCGTGGTGGAACTACAAACAATAATTCACACACTGGCATAACGCTCACAAGTGCTGGCGATGCTTTAACTGGAGCAGTTGGAAGTAACTATTTAGTTGATGGAACAAGCCAGAGTCAATCTAATACTAATAGAAGTACCGGATACATCCGCTTCGCTAACACGACAACAGTTAGTAAAACATCTACTATTGATATAGGCGGCTTTGTAAAAGGAACTACTACTGATGTTTCTAGACTGTTTATTGACGGAGATGGCAACGTAGGTATAGGCACTACTAGTCCAGCAGTTAAACTTGATGTTGTCGGAAATATATCAGCATCTTCTACTAATCCAAAGTATTACGTAACAAGAGGTGATGGAACATATGTTCCGATTCTCCAGCTTGAGTCATCAACTGACGACATAATTATTGGAGCAACAAGTATTGATGCCGTAAGGTTTGTTGATGATTCTGGAGAGGCAATGCGTTTAGACGGCGCTGGAAATCTCGGTATTGGTACTACCAGTCCTTCTCATCCGCTACACGTTGTCGGTCGTATGCAATCTGATTACCTAAAGATTGGTGATGACACGAGTAGTTCTTCTGTGTATATATATGATGCATACACTGATGGTAGTAGTGCATATTTCCACCAACCAACCGCTTTAATTAGAACAGACAGCTCTGCAACCGGAGGAATTGACGAAGCTCCGGTCTCTTTGGCAATGTTCAATAGAAACGGGACTGACAACACTTGGGTTAAGTTAGCGTTCGGAGCAAGGGAAGCTAGTGGCGCTGGAAACACAGTTTCAATCGCTGGTATTGCTGCCCAAAAAACATCAGGAACAAATGACAACTGGGCGTCTGGTGATTTACACTTGTGGACAAAAAATGGAGCAACTCAAGAAAGCCATTTGGTTGTAAAGTCTACTGGCAACGTAGGTATTGGTACTACGAGTCCAGCGCAAAAACTAGACGTAAACGGTTCTATTAGAGCGCAATCAGGAACCGTTTATTTTGGAACGAATGCATACGATTACATATCTTATAGTTCAACAAACGGATATTATAGAGCGAACACAACACATTACTTTGAAGGTAATGGCTTTTTTAAAGGGGCGTGGGATTCTAGTGGTAGATTAGGTATTGGCACTACTAGTCCAACTCAGAAGCTACACGTTGTTGGTACATCAAATTTTCAAGGAGCTGTTCAAGTTAGTGGTGGAACTTTTGTAGACGCAAATAGAAGAAACATATACTTGGACTCCTTTAATGCAGGTGGAGGAGCTGGCATTTTCTTTAGAGACGGATTTACTTATAATGCTTCTATTACTGCCGAAGACCATAATGGTTCAAATGCTGATGGTATCTGTATTAGCGGTTATGATGGTGTGTCGTTCTCAACAGGGGCAAACACTCGCAATGAAAGAATGCGCATCACCAGCGCAGGCAACGTCGGCATTAACACCACAAATCCTCAAACAGAACTTCACGTAAAAGGAACTAATGGATGGGGAGAAGTTCGAGTAGAGGGTCAAACTTTTGCTAGTGGTCACGGAGCTTCTTTGGAATTCTATTCTGAAGGAACAGCATTAGCTGATATATACGCAAGCACCGACAAGCATCTGTATTTCCGCACCAACGGAACTACGGAAAGAATGAGAATTCTTGCCAATGGCAATGTCGGTATTGGTACTACTAGTCCGGCATATCCTTTAGAAGTTGCTGGAACTAGTACAGTTTCTCTTGCGTACCAACGTACTGGAGTAGCAGCTAAAAAATGGGGATTCCATTCTGATAATAGTAATACTTACTGGGAGAATTTAACAGATAGTATTTTAGCGTTTACGTTGTCAAATGCTGGCAACGTAGGCATTGGTACTACTAGTCCCGGAAGCTATGATACTGCAAAAATTGGAAGTAGCCATAAATTCTTAAATGTTCAAGCTGGAAGTTCATCTTATGCTGTTGCTACTCTAGCGGGCAATCAGGCTGCATCTGGGGACCGATTGGGTTATTTGACTTTTGTAAATGATACCAATAGCGCAACATATAAGTATTCCGCCTGGCTTGGTTCAGAGGCAGAAGGCTCAACTGCAAACCAACTTGGTGGAAGGTTGATATTTTCTACTACCGGCGACGGTTCTACCGCTGGGCCAATTGAACGTATGCGAATCACGTCAACCGGCAACGTAGGTATTGGAACTACTAGTCCTTCAGAAAAGTTAGAAGTTACCGGTAATATTATAAGGGTTAACTCCAATGCAGGTGGATTTTATCAATACAATACAGCTGGTTTATTTAGGTCTGCTTTTTATGACGATGGTTCGGTAACCAGCATTTATGCGGATGGAAATGGTTCTACACCAGTAATGACATTTAATGCTGGTAACGTAGGTATTGGTACTACTAGTCCAAACTCTAGACTTCACGTCTACGGGGGTCATCTCAGGGTAGAGGGAAGTGCGACAGACCAATACTACTTAGAGGGTACTAGAACAGGTGTTGGTACTACCATTAGAATTTATGATAATGCTAATACAGCTTACATAGACTCGTATAATAATATGGCATTTAGAGCCAATCAAAATGGAGGCTCAGGAGGTTCATTTAGGTTTACTGGTGGCAACGTAGGTATTGGTACTACTAGTCCTGCTTATAAACTACAAGTAGCCGCTGGAGATATTGCTATTGACGAAAACTTCTACCTCAGAGGAGGATATACTGGAGCTTGGAACCTACTTAAACTGTACAATGGAGCTACTGGTGATATGGAAATCA